TTCAAAATTGACGACATCGAAGAGCGTCAGTCTCATGTAAACTTTGAGGCTCTGGCTACTTCTTCAGGTGCCTACTCTTTGAAGCGCAAGTACGACTTCAACGTCCTTCAGGCAATTGCCGATGGTGCTGGTATTGCCGGTGCCGATGATGCATCATTGTCTGGCGGTTTGACTTCAACCAACACTGCTCTTGGTACGGCTGCTACTCCAATTGCCATCCACACTTCACAGGATAACGCTGTTAACCTGATGCTGGAAATGGCAAAAGAATTGGACGAACAGTCTGTTCCAGAAGAAAACCGTTGGTTCGTAGCTCCTCCTGCTTTCTATGCCAAGCTGTTCGCAGCCGGTGCAAAGTTTGCAGAAGTACAGGTAACTGGCGATGCAACTTCGCCTCTGCGTAACGGTCTCGTAATGCAGGGCAACATTGCTGGCTTCCGTTGCTACAAGTCAACTGCCTTGACTACTGGCGGAACCGACGCAGTTAGCATCTCTGGTGTTACTTCTGCTGCAGGTGAAGCTATTGTTTTGGCTGGTCACATGTCAGCCGTTGCAACTGCTTCGCACATTGCAAAAACCGAAGTTGTTCGGTCAACTGAAACCTTCTCCGACATCGTTCGTGGCTTGCACGTATTTGGCCGTAAGGTCCTGCGTCCAGAAGCCCTCGTTCGTGGCGTCGTAGACACCGTAGCGTAAGGGAGATTAGATAATGGCTACTTACACTATTACTAATGGTGCCGTTGGCGTCCCTGCTGGTGAAAAAGCACACCTCGCTCAAGTTGTTCTGGATTTCTCCTCAACGGCTTTGGTTGCAGGTACTGACGTAGTTCAGGCTCTTGAAGTTCCAGCTAACACGCTTGTTGTTTGTGCAGGTATCGAAGTCATCACCGCTGGTGGTGCATCATCTGTACTCGACTTGGGTGACACAACCGTTGACCGTTTCGTTACTGACGTAGACGGCAACACTGCTGGTGCAATTGAGATTGGTACGGCTTCTTGGCTGTACACCTCTGCAGACACCATCGACCTGTCTGCCGACACTGCAAACTTTGCTGGCAAGGTTCGCGTGTTCGCAGTTATGGTACCGATGGGTACTGCTCCAACTGCAGCGGCATTCGCCTAACTAATAGTCGGGGGGCAGGGCAACTTGCCCCCTTGACATCTTTTTTATTTTATGATATAAGCAGTCAACTCTGCCGGGGGTAAACCCACTATGCCACGTAAAAAAGAAACACCGATACGCAAAACAACGACAGGTAAGGGTGCAAACTATCGCCCTACCAAGTCTGGTGCAGGAATGACTGCAAAAGGTGTAGCTGAATACAGAAAAAAGAATCCCGGTAGTAAATTAAAGACTGCTGTTACTGGTAAAGTAAAACCCGGAAGTAAAGATGCCAAGCGTCGCAAGTCTTTTTGTGCACGGTCTGCCGGTCAAATGAAGAAGTTTCCTGCAGCAGCAAAGAACCCAAATAGTCGTCTGCGTCAAGCACGGAAGAGGTGGAAATGTTAACAGCCCTAATTGGACCTGTTGCTGAACTCGCCGGAACTTGGTTAAAGGGTTCTGTCGAAACAACTAAAGCAAAGACAGAAGCAAAAGTTGCCCAAGCTAAAGCTGAAGCAACTATCATGGAAAAGAAGGCCACCGGAGAAATCGATTGGGATTTGAAGATGGCAGATGCAACAGCCTCATCATGGAAAGATGAATGGCTGACTATTCTTTTTAGTATCCCGCTTATCCTAGTGTTCTGTGGTGATTGGGGAAGAGGAATCGTAGCGGATGGATTCACAGCCCTCGAAACAATGCCCGAATGGTATCAATACACTCTTGGCGTCATCGTTGCTGCATCCTTTGGCGTTAGAAGTGCTAGTAAATTTTTTGGCAAGAAGTAAGGAGAAAACTTATGCTAAATCCTATGAAGAAAAAAAACACAGTAACTAAACCTGTCAAAGCGGCTGGTCGGAAACCTAGACCTTCTGTAACAGCAAAAGGTTCTAATCGTCCCGGCAATAAAAAAGCAGCGAATACTATGAGACTTGCAGGTGGGCCACTGACGGCACGTCCGGCACCGACCCGTCGTCCAGCACGTCCAGCAGGTCCGACACGCCCAGCAATTGCAACACGTCCAAAGGGTCGTAGGTAATTTATGGCAAAACAAATCATCGGCGCAAGCCTGACAGCATACAAGAAACGTATTCGTCGTCCCGGCAGACACAAAAAGAACTTAAACAAACGGGATAAAGTTAAGGTACATTTCGGATGAGTGCAGAAAAAGTCCTAGAGTGGAAGTTACTTCCCCGTTTTATGATGCTTGTTATGACGCTCATGTCATGGCGTGTCGTCGAATGGTTTATGACCTTGCCCGAACCCAGTGCAGCACAGGCTGGTTTAGTATCTGTCGTAACTGGGGCCATGACCGGAGCGTTCGCCGTGTGGATGAATCACGAGGGCAAGCATCCCGGAACATCCAATCACCGCATAACAGAGACACGGTCTAGTAAATGAAATACAACGTATCACATTTCTTGACTAAGCTGATCGAACACGAAGGTATGGTCTTGACTGTCTACGAAGACAGTTTGGGTATCGAAACTATCGGTATCGGACGTAACCTAAAAGATCGTGGCATCAGCAAGGAAGAACTAGAATACATGGATATCCCGAACATGGGTATCATCTATGATCACGGTATTACAGAAGCCGATGCCCGTTATCTTGCAATGAATGATATCAAGATTGTAGAAAACGAGTTGGTTGCGGTACATCCGTGCGTGGAAAACTTGGATTCAGTTCGCCAGTTGGTTTTGATGGACATGGCATTTAATATGGGTGTCCCTCGCCTGTGCAAGTTTAAGAACATGTGGAATGCAATTCACGAACAGAATTTTGAGGCCGCATCTTGGGAGATGCTCGATTCCAAGTGGGCACGTCAGGTAGGCCGACGGGCTACAATCCTGTCTGATGCAATGAAGAACGGAGAGTTTTGATGTTAGATGCTATTAACAGAATAATAGGAAAAAGACAAGAAACTTTTGGTACGAAGAAGAAATCAGAACCAAAACAAAACACGTCTGGTTTGCCAAAGCCTTATCCTTCTGATGCACCTAGAGATATGCACGAAAGTTATTTTATAAATAATAAAGACGCAATAAAAGAGTTGTATGCTGAACAAGGCATAGAACTACCTGATTATTTTAGTAGCGCGGAAGCTTATGCGGATTATCGTAAATCACAAAAAGCATACGGCGGACGTACCCAACAACCTCGTGGCGCACATCGTAGCGCGGAGATGAGCAGATGAGTAAAGGAAGACCAGCACACGAAAGCGCGGAAAAGTCGCACATAGCTAAATCAATTGAACATGATATGCGGTATCGTGAACAGCCTGACTATGATGACAGTGGTATTTATCTGTATCAAGACATGCCCCGCACTCAAAAAGCAAAAGACGCCTTGAAGAAAGGCAGAGTAGTTTATGGAACCTAGCCATGCCCCTAACACCTAAAGGTAAAAAAATCAAGGCAGCAATGACCAAAACCTACGGGGGCAAACGTGGAGAACAAGTCTTCTACGCATCAGCGAATGCTGGCAAAATCAGCGGCGTTGAAAAGAAAGCGAAAGGCGGGTCAGTTGGAAAAACTAGCAAACCGTCGAAGCCTAAAACGAAGAGCAAAAGTCGAGTTAATGAAGCTGGCAACTATACTAAGCCTGAATTAAGAAAACGACTGTTTAACCAGATTAAGGCTGGCGGCAAGGGTGGAAAACCCGGTCAGTGGTCAGCAAGAAAAGCCCAGATGTTAGCTGCCGCATACAAGAAAGCTGGCGGCGGGTATCGTGATTGAGTTTCTTCTGGTCGTCTATTTAGGAGCAACCGTAGTTGACCAAACACAGAGATTTGCAGACGTAGACCACTGCTTATACTTTGCAAACAGATTGTCTAACCAACCATCTGTCCCAACCACCGACGAAAGAAAGGTACGAATGGTAGCGATATGCAAACCCGTACCAAAATGAGGCACCAACCATGCTTGCTGAACTTGCCGCTGCTAACGCAGCCTTTCAGGTTATCAAAACTGCGATTCAAAACGGCAAGGAAATCTCCTCTATGGGTCAACAGATTGCTGCATTCGTCAGTTCTAAAGAGGACCTTCAAAAAAAGGTACAGAAGAAAAAAGCCAGTGCGTTCCATCAGGGGAACGATTTTGAAGAGTTCATGGCGTTAGAGGCCATCAAGGAAAAAGAAGAAGAACTCAAGCAATTTATGATTTACTGTGGGCGTCCCGGTCTGTGGACGGATTGGGTAAAGTTTCAGGCAGAGGCACGGGTTGCACGGCAACAGGCCAAACTAGCTGAAGAACAGAGAATGGAACAAATTATAGAATACGTTGTAATTGGTCTGGCTGTCATCCTTTGCGCTGCCGTATTCTTAACTGTACTTTACTTGGCTACAAATTCTAATTGACAAAAGGTCGGTTTTTCTCTATAATATAGCCAGAGGAGAATCCTATGCGAAAGCTTGCAATAGACGCCCTGCGTCACACTTATGAGGCCCAAAAGACCAATGCTGAATACATGTACAACAATAATAAAGAAGACCTTGACAAGCTTAACCTCGCGCTTGCAAGCTGGGTTGACGCTAATCAAAAGCTTGCTGCAATGGAAGAACTTGAAGACGACTTCGATTTTTACTTTGACAAGTAAGTACCTTGCGTGGGGTTTGCTATATGCTGGCAAGCCCTTTACTTGCATCGGGAATTGGTTCTGGAAGCTGCACCGCAAAGTCTTAGACTGGAATAAGTAATGGCCTTAAAGTCACCACAAAAAAGCTTGAAGGCTTGGACCAAGCAAAAGTGGAGAACCAAAAGTGGTAAGCCCTCTACTCAAGGACCAAAAGCAACAGGCGAAAGATACCTTCCAGAAAAGGCAATCAAAGCGTTATCGTCGAAGGAGTACGCGGCTACAACCCGTGCTAAAAGAAAAGGAACTGCTGCTGGTAAGCAATTCGTCGGACAACCTAAAAAGATACGTGCTAAAACGAAAGCATATAGAAAAGTAAAATAGATGTCCATCACCTCATATCCAAGTAAGGTAATATTTGGTACTACTGGTAATGATGTTGCATTTGCTGACCATACAGTTGATGCGTTTGGTAGACTGCGTATAAGTCAACCCTATACTCTGTTTGATAGCCAAAACCGTTTTCAAGCTGACCCACAGTTTGATACCAGTTCAACAGGCAGTGGAGCATTTGCCCATTTACCTAACGAAAGTAGTAACTCTATGACGGTAGGTACTGCTATTGGTGAAGTTATACGGCAAACAAAACGTGTATTTCCATACCAGCCGGGAAAATCACTGCTTACCCTTGCTACCTTTACAATGGCTGAATCACAGGCTAATTTACGCCAACGTGTAGGTTACTTTGGTGCTAATGATGGTGTGTACTTTGAACAGAATGAAACAGATTTACGTTTTGTAATTCGTACATCAACAAGCGGCAGTGCAAGTGACGCACGGTATGTGACACAAGCTAACTGGAATGTAGATAAACTGGATGGTACTGGTCCTAGTGGATACACATTAGATGAAACAAAAACACAGATTCTTTTAATTGACTATGAGTGGCTTGGTGTAGGTACAGTTCGTGTAGGTTTTGTAATTGATGGGCAGAATATAATCTGCCACAAATTTCACAACGCTAATAGCCTGACTTCAGTATATATGAAAACAGCTATCTTGCCGATACGTTACGAAATTACCGCAACAGATACTATCGGTTCTGCCGCTACAATGAAACAAATTTGTAGTACAGTCATCAGCGAAGGCGGCTATCAACAAGATGTAAACGAATTGGCTGCACAACGAACTACTACGCTTTCAAGTATCGGTCTAACAACCTTACCTTTAGTATCCGTCCGTTTGAATAGTGCTTCTCTTGATGCTGTTGTACTTCCACAAATTATTAAAGTTTTGCCTACTACTGGACAAGATTATATTATAACACTTGTTCGTAATGCCACATTAACAAGCCCATCTTGGGATACCAGCACATTTACCAATGTGGATTATGATGTAAGTGCTACCGCAATGACAGGTGGTGAAGTTGTACAACTAGACTATATTACGAATACTGTACAGGCTGGTAGTGGCGTTGACGCACCAACAGGTTACAAGTTTAGTTTACAGCTTGGCAGAACAATAGGCGGCACAAGCGATATTATGACGGTGGGTATTCGTACTGCCGTAACAGGTACACCTACAGGTTCAGCTATTGGCGCACTTATCTTTTATGATTTGACCAACGGGGTGTAAGGATGGCTGAAAGGAAAAAACGCACTCTTGCTCTGGAACTCACCACAAGCAATCAAGATATCTATACCGTACCGACACGTTTCACCACCGACGTAAACAGCATTTATATCAACAATGCCTCTAGTTCGTCGGTTACCTTTAGTTTAGATTGGTACGAAGCATCGACGACAACCTACCATACTCTTGCTGAAGTAGTCGAACTGCCAGCAAATTCTTTACTACAGATTACAGATTATCCACTATATTTAATTGGCGGTGACAAACTGCGTGGCCTTGCAAGTGCTAACAGTGCCGTTAACATATCAGTATCCCTCGAGGAGTTTTTTGAAACTTCTTTGTAACTGCCCATAAGGAGAATACCAAATGGCAATCACAACTGCAATGTGCACGTCGTTCAAGTCTGAACTTTTGGGCGGTACGCACGACCTAGACACAGATTCACTTAAAATTGCACTCATCAAGGCTTCCCCTAGCGGAACCTACGGTGCAGCAACAACCAACTATTCAGATGTAACAGGCAACTCTGACGAAGCAAGTGGAACTAACTACACTGCTGGCGGTCAAGTTCTTGACGGTGCAACTATCTCAACAGATGGTACTACTGCAATCGTTGACTTTACAGATGAAGTGTTTAGCAACGTAACGCTGTCTGCTGACGGTTGTATCATCTATAACACAGCCGCAAGTAATGCAGCAATTGCTGTAATTGACTTCGGTGGCACAGTTAGTGCTTCAGCAGGTGACTTGACTATCGAATTTCCTGCAGCCGACGCAAGTAACGCTGTTATTCGGATAGCCTAAACATGGCTACGTTTGATACTACAGATGCTCTATATGGCACCGGACAATACGGTGCTGCATCTTACGGTATCACGTCGCCTACACAAGTGCTAGGTGGAGTCGAAGGCACAGGTCAAATCCAGACTGTAGTTATAGGTGGCTTTGAAATTGATTTGTCTGAACGCCTCGTTGGCGTATCTGCTACAGCCGAATTAGGTACTGTAGTAGGTAGAGGACCTGATTCAATAAAAATTATAGATGGTGTACAAGGAAATCTTAATCCTCTCAAACCTTTTACAGCAAGTGGAGATGCACAACTTTCTACAGCAGAGAAGAAGTTTGGTACTGCTAGTTTACTACTAGATGGAACAGGCGATTTTGTAACAACAGATTACACTTCAAGTCTGTTAGCAAGTTCAGAGTGGGCTGTAGATTTTTGGGTTTACTCTTCGACACTGACAAGTCAAACTGCTCATTTGTGGGATGGACAAAACTCTAATTCTGGTTTTGCTTTACGCATTAGTAGTGGCACTTTACAAGTAATAAAAGATGGTTCTATAATTAGGTCAGTTACTGGACAATTAAGTAACAGTACTTGGCATCATATTCGACTACAAAGAAGATATGCCTTTACAGAAATCTTTGTAGATGGATTCCAAAGAGGTCAGCAAGCAGGTGCAGGATACAATGCTCATACCTATGTAATTGGGGCTAAAGAAAATGGCTCCGAAGAATTTACAGGATACATAGATGAGTTTAGAGCATCTACACCAACAGGACTTTCTGCCGCAAGTTTCACACCTGAAACTTCCGCATACTCTCTGGATGGAAGTACAGAAGCACTACTTCATTTTGATGGAACAAACGGTTCCACGACAATCACAAATGAAGCATCTAATGTAATTAACCTGACATTGACTGCAACATCTAACTTTACCTTGACTGGCGTATCTGCAACAGGCTTGGTAAATATAGTTAGTGAAAACCCCGATGAAGTTTTAGGTAGTGTAAGCGCAACAGGCGCAGTAGGCAGTGTAAGGGTTTTTGTAGTTGAAAAAATTACCGGCGTATCAGCTACAGGTACCATAGGAACGCCAACTACAACGGGTGTTATTACTGTTTTCGACCCAGACAATTTCAGCAGAGCACGAACAATACGCCTTGTAGAGATACAGTCATCAAGAAGGGCAGCATAAAATGGCTTTGAAATGGCAAGATAAAGATCCTGATGATCAGATAGATTATTCCGTAGATTGGACGTCGCAACTAGGAACAAACACTATTTCTAGTATTGCATGGAAGATATATACAAACGGTGCCTTTACTACGTGGACACAGGGTCAAATTGTTGATGGTTTGCAATATGTAAGTTCTACAAACACAAACAACGTGGCTACTTTGTATCTGGGTTTAGGTACGGCTTTCACGACCTACAATATCATCTGCCGGATGACAGCCAGTGACGCAACCATTATCGAACAGGAAGTTCGTCTTCGTGTAGTGGAGAAAAACTAAATGGCATACGATTTTTTAGGATTGACTAATGATATATGCCGCCGGTTGAACGAAACAGAGCTTGTTTCTGGTAACTTTAGTACGGCTACGGGAGTATACTCCCAAATAAAAGATTCTGTAAACGCGGCTGTTCGTGATATTAACCAGTCACATTTTGCATGGCCGTTCAATCATAACTACGACACTATTACTTTAACTGCTGGTCAAATGCGGTATCCCCTACCGGGCAACGCAAAGTACGTCGATTTTGATACAGTTCGTCTTGAACGTACAACTACGCCTCTCATAGAAAACGCTCGTCGTTTGACGCAGCTATCCTATGATGAGTACGTAAGTCGGTTTATTGACGATGAATACAAGACGGCAACTCAAGGATCAGCACCAGATTACGTTGTTCGTGCACAAGATAGCGACATAATTTTTGCACCTATTCCAGACGCAGCATACTCTGTAAAGTACGAATACTACATGTATCCCGCTGATCTTGTAAACGATACCGACGTTCCTACTATTCCTTATCGGTATCGCCACGTAATTGTAGACGGCGGCATGTACTACGCCTACATGTTCCGTGATAATATTGAATCTGCGCGAGTATCCTTTCAAAAGTTTGAAGAAGGAATGAAGCGTATGCGTATCCAAAGTGTAAACGAAAACATCTACGCAAGGGCGGTTTAGATGCCGGATCGCTGGACTACCAACGCCTTTGAACTCAAGGGCGGCTTGATTACAAATCTGTCTCCCTTGCAACACGGTTTGGGTGCACCGGGTTCTGCTCGTATTCTTCGCAACTTTGAGCCGTCACAATCTGGGGGCTATCGTCGTATCGAAGGATACACTAAGCACGACAGCAACACAGTAGGCAATACCGGACCAATTCGTGGGATTGTGTATTATGGCGGCAACGTGTACGCTGCACAAAACAACGGTTTGTATCGTTCCTCCGGTAGTGGTTGGACAGAAATAACAAATAATGCTACTTTTAGTAGTGCTGGCATCAACTTAAATGCAGGCTCTGGAAAGGTTCGTTTCTTAAAG